GTCGCGTACACTTTTCAAAAGAATTTTCCGCTTGACCAAAATTCAGTAAATGTCTTCATCATCAGAAAGGTCGTTTGTATCAGCAACCAATTGGTAATGCATCCGGTAAAAACCGGGATATCTGCGAGATCGCAGAAGATATTCAATAATGTTTAAAACAGTCTTGAATGTGATACCATATGAATGCCTATGGAGGTAGTGGGCATCGATGATATATTTGGGAACAGAGGGATAAGAGAAGTAGTATTTATAAAGGTCCCAGGGTTCACCAGGGGGATTTTCACCCCCTTCGTTTTCTGTATGACTCATTTTAAACCCTGCCCCCTTTTCTTAGGGCTTATGGGTTTTGAGTTAACAGGTTGAGACTGTGGAATTTTTCCACCAGTTTTATGACCATAGGTTTTCTTAACAACACCTTTGCCATAATAACCAGTTTCGTTTTTCTGTCGTCTCTTTTTTCGAGATTCAGCCTCAGAGTCCAGAAGAGCAGTTCCAAGACCGGTCGCAGCTATGGCTGCAGCTTTTCCAACAGGATGGGGAATCATTGCGAGAAAAGGAGCAGCAGCCGTGGCGATCTTGCCAAGCATACCTTTCCACCACTCTCCAGAAGGATTGTCAGTGAAATAACAGGCAGCTGGAATTAAGGCATTAACTCGAGAATAAATTTCGAAGAAATTTGGGTCATAAATCGCACTTTGTTTTGCAGCACGTAAAAATATGACATTATCTTCGTCAGGAATGATCTGACAAATCCAACGAACTCGAACCGTTAAGGTTGTTTCGGGCGATAAGCCAGTGAGCATGATAACAGGGGTGTCCATGTCAAACCAGTTGAATCCTTTACTTATGTATCCAATATTACTGCCTCCAACGGCCTTAATTGTTGGAACAGGAGTGAAGACTGGTATGTTCGGGGTAACACCCTCCTGAAAATCATCGGTTGCAAGAAGTGGAGCAGTAGGATAAGATGTTGGTGTGTTTTGTTCAAACTGCATCCTGGCGTTAATATAACAACCGTTTTTTGCCATTCCTTGAAAAGGATTAAATTTAACCATTTCGGTTGGATTTTTGGGTGGTGTGGCGACCATTCTAACTGGAAGTAGAGAAAATAGGCCTCCAGTGGTATTTGCAAGCCCAGCGGTCCATGTTGTGTCGCGTGAATTTTGGGGTACATTAACCGCGAGAACTTGACCACCAATAGAAAGAGCTGGAGTTGTGTTAATAACCTCAATACCAAGCCCACACACTTTAAGCTTGCTAGTCAAAAATTTTGGATCCATACCAATAAACTGAGTTTTTTCGGCCACTCCACCAACCCCTGTGGGTGTGAAGTCTGCACCGTCATCAGCATATGAGATGAGGACATTTGAGACTTTTGTTGCACCACCACCGTTATTCACCTCAATCGCACTGCCAATCATGTTACCAGAAAAAAGGGTAAGTTCATTTCCAAAAGGATATGCACAAATCCTGACAGACCATTTATCTGATACGATAGGAATTGGAGATGAAGATTTGCTAATAGAAACCTCAGCAATATCATCAAAGGTGAACACTTTACCAACGTGTTTATCAGGAATACCTGAAAAATCTGTGATGGTTGTATCGTGCCACGCGTCTAGTGCAACCTTTAAGGCAGCAACTGATTGAGGGGACATCACTTTGTTAGCGATGAGTTTTTGTAAAATTGAACCATTGTTTCGTTCCATTGTTATCACAATTAAAACCTCCGAAGCCTCCTTGGCTTGAAGAGTGCCTTCTTCTTCATGATCAAAAAAAGACAACAAATCGTGTTGAAAAAAATCACTAATGGGGCTCAAACTCTCAAAACCTGAATAAAAAGAGTGAACACTCTCTTCATCAAGAACATAGGCAATTTCACGGATTGATTTGATCGTTGGATCTAGAGATGAGACGACTTCAGGTAATCGACAATATGTTTTAAAGAAGTGTAAAAAGTCATCAAAATAATCCGATCCATACGACATCATAGTGAGTGTCATAATTTTTGAGAGATAGCCTGGCAATTCAAGCTTTTTCAAATCGTAACAACAGGAATGGGCTAACCTATTTATATCATAACAGGGAATAAAAATTCCTTTTTTAATTTTGAAGGTTGCTCCAAGGAAAGACAATGGTTTTTGTGTTTGATCATCTAGAAAATCACGTTCATCACCAAAATGGGATGTGTTAATAAAAAGAAATTTTAGTTCTAGATTAAACATTTTTAATTTTTTTGATAGCCACTCGCGGTTTACAAAGAGACTATATTCCTCCATAACACCACCGATAATATCATCACCGTAAATGCAAGCAAGTTGCTCAGCGAGGGAAGTAAGGGTAGGGTATGAACCATTCTTTTCAAAATAAGCTGCGCAGAGAATAGTTGTAAATAAAATTATATGCATGCGAATATTGTCAAGAGTGGTGGAGCCAGAGCCAGAGGGATTGCCGAGTTTTTTATTCAGGACTTCTCCGTTGGGTAGTCTAATAAGCATTGAAACGAGATTGTCAACAACCCATTCAAAATCTTGGGCGTAGTCGAAATAAATATCGTTTGCTTTCATAAGGTCTCTTTGTATATCATAAATAACAGACATAAGGGGTATAAATTTATCCCAGCCACTAATATCATAGCAAAAGCGAGCCCAGAATGGCAACAACGATCGGCACAGCTTATCTGCCCCAGAGGAATAAAGATTGATTCCGTAGGCAGACCACTTATACAGTTTAAACCGTTCAGAAAGCCGTAAAGTAAACTTTTTCTGGAAATATAGATAATGAGCAGGGCTGACACAAAAGAGCCTAATTTTACGCTCTAAAATGTCAACCATATCTTTAACTTCAACTTTTGGAACTCCATTATAGATGACTGGAAGTATGTGTCTTAAAGCTTCCATCTGTTTAGATATGTCTTTATCAAAATATTCCTTCTTCGACCTAATACCTTGTTGGGTACCAGGAAAGCCAGGGGATTTATTCATGTCGAAGGAATTAATGATTTCATCAGTGTCAGCCACAAGATCTTCAAAGAGTGAACCATATTCAAATTTAAAAAATTCTTTTGCTATTTCAAGTTCAGTCTTGAGGTCTTTTTCAAATGTTGCATCGTTTGGACCATATTTGTCCCATGATAATATTGTTTTGTCAACATTCTCTTGTGTGGCTTTAACAGTGGCAAATTTATCACCAGCTAATGTTTTTAAAAGGTTAATAGAATTTTTATGCTTGTATTTACAAAATAGTGGTGAAAGGTTTCGCGAATACATATGTTTCGCCATGTTTCCTGCTTTTGGTAATAGACCTACTACATTATGTTTTTTGAATTGGTAGTAGTACCGAGGCTGCAGGGGCACCTTAATATGGTAAGGCAAATCGAGGGTGCTTATCTCGTTTGCCTCAACTCTTTTAAAGAATCGAGAACGAAACAAGCGTTATTGTTACCTACTGGTGATTTGCCATGAGAAAGAACATGAACGCCAATTAACTGATTGTCACAGATGAGTGCGGAACCACAAGAACCATCATGAGTCGAAACGGAATGGTAGTAAAATTCACCTTGCAATTGAAGGTCTGATTCTCCGATCAACAAATCGTGATTATTATGAGGATCATAGCCACACAAGGTTCCTTTCGAAAAGGCTCCAAACCCAATTTTTAGGGCATCAGTTTTCTTTACACCTTGAAATCCAATTTCGTCAAAAGGGATTAACACAAATGCGGCGTTACCATTACCATAGCGTCTAAGATTTATAGCTTGGTCAAGTACAAATGATTGTTTTCCATTATGAATGGTGACGTCACGTTTAAATTGGTGGTCAGTTACAAGGTAAAAAACATTTTTGTCATGTTCGATAAGAATTGCTGTACCCCAAAATTTGTCAGCTGCGACAGAGCGTGGGTTATACATTTTGAATAAAGACCGTCCAACCTTCTCAACATTGACAGGTTCGAAGCGGGAAGCGGCTTCGAGAACCGGCGAATTATCACTTGGTCGCGACTCTTTGTAACTAAGTGGGCAGCAGGGTGATACTTTCTTTTTGTTGCGGGTTGCCCACTCAATATATTTTTCATCAGAAATGCGTGAACCATTTTGAAACGTTGGTCGGTGGCAATAACTGCAATCGATATTGTTTAATTTAACGTTTGGACAATCAGGATTTTTGAGCTTTAAAACTTTTGGTTTTAAAGCAGGACTTTCCACATCATCTAACCCTTTTAAATCAATTTCTTTTTGAGCTTCAAGAGAAACCTTAGAAAAGTTAGTATTTGCTTGATAAGATGGGTTTTCTTCAACCATGTCATACCAAACTTTAATATTGTTGGATAAGTCTTTAACTACCCTTTTACGGTAATTAATATAGTCCAAATACTTTTGACCTTTATCAGTGTTCAAGTCAGGAGCATTCATATAGGTTGACCGTTCATTGAGGTCCTCCTTTATGGCGTTCTTTTTATCAATAAGATCACCGATTGCCTTCCTTTTAGCAGCATTATACTCTCGTCCAGTTTTCATAAAATGGATAAAAGCATTGGCAACTGCAGCTTTCTGTCTCTCAACAGCTTGTTCGTACGCTTTTTCATCAAATTTTCTATTTTCTGATTCAGCCTTCCGACGCTCTGAATTTATGTACTCACCATCGAAAAGACGAGCTCGACAGTCCTTTTCGTACTGTAATTGATTGTACTTATCATTCTCGTCAGCTCGATCTCGTTGAGCCTTTTTCATGCGTTGTCCCATTGTTTTTGGGTCGCCTTTACCTTCAAGTGTTGTTGGTTTGCATTCAGCCCAATGAGTACAATGATGACCCCCACACGCGGTATTACACGCTTTATTCGGGTCAGTACTTATTTTCATGGGGCAAGTCGATGTGTGACAACAGCCACTTTTGGGGCCTTCTAACACAATTTGCCTATTAGTACGGGCTTCGAGTTTTTCTTTACGGCGTTGTAACAACCACTTGATCGTTTCATTTTTGTAATTTCGAGGAATGTAATACAAAGCTAACAGAATCGCAGCAATTGAGCTTGTAATAACAACTCCAAGGACACAAAGGATGGGACTTTCACGAATGAAATCACGAACAGAATTCATGGCTGAAGAAGCAATTTGAAGAGACTTGTCCGTGAAAGAAATTGGTAATTTCTTCACGACTCTGAGTTCGAGAGTGCGACATGGATCATCATCTTTAACAATATAACGAGGAATATTACTATCATAATCGCAACAAATTTGAAAAGCTTCTACGTCATCTTTATTCAGTTTAACGAATTTAATCTGCGATGGCTCATCATCATCAATGACTTCAACATCAATCTTTGCATCTCTAATTTTACTCATTGAATTAATGCAATGAGCTATAGCAGCTGGATTCACACCAATATTTTTGTTAACATCATGTTTTGGTATAAACTTGACATGGTCAATTGTTGTTGTTACAATGATATCATAAGGACAGTTGTCATAATCGTTAAAATACACCGTAAACATGCGTTGTAAATAATCAAGAAAATCATTCGCTGAATAGAGAGCAACAGGGGTTTCAAAAATAACTCCAGAGCCAGGTTCTACGGTTAAAACTCCGCAGCTGTTCAACATGTCAACTGTAATAATTTTTGGTTTCTCTGAGTAGCCACTTTGTTCTACAAGATTTTTCCCAGCAGTTCGAATCATTTGATTAGCTTTATGCATATCATGAGCATCAGATAAACCTCCCCCAAACATACCGACACTAGCAAAAATTAATGTTATAAGAGAACCAATTGATGCTAACACCGGGATAACTGGGTGTTCTTGTTTAGCTTCAAGCATTTCTTGATCATACAAGGCTTCCTCAAATGAACTTACGGCCCATGGGATCACAACTCCAGTAACTGCGAGGTTTATACCTCCAATAATGGCGAGTGTTTGATCATCAAGCTTCATATCAGCTGCTCCAAAATAAGCAGCTCCACCAACTGAGGCTAATAGAACATGGTAGTAACCGTAAATGCAGGATGTGAAGAGCATCTCCTTTTCAGCCAAATGTAGTGAAACAAGTCCAATAGTAGTACCTACTGTGCTTGTTAAACCAAGGGTGAAGTGAGGAAATTTTCTTTCTGATTCCAGAATTTTATCTTTCCATTTAAGACACTCCTCTTGCACGGCTGTCATAACCTCTGTTGTGATACTGACTTTCAAGTCATTATCCATCTTAGCTTTTTCAACAAACTTACTCATTCCCCAAGAGTAAAATGTGTCAAAGATGTCATCGGAGATAGATTTTTCGACAACGTCAGGTTTATTTAGCATAACAATAACTGTTGAAAATCTTTTAAAAGGATTGTATGATTTCTCTAAGTGCACTGACAAAACAGTGTCACGAGCTACATTTAATTTATCTAGCTCATCAAGAAATGAACCAGCAATATTTGTTTTGTATTCCCTCTCAAGATAAAACATGTAGAGAAGAAGTTCACAAATTTCAAAATTGGGATTTAAAGAGGACTTGATACAAAAGCTAACAAGTCGACCAATGAGAACCATTTCATCAGCACACACTTGGCACACACAACTATCTCCATAAACGGAAACTTTACATGTGTTGCCTTTGGTGGTATATTTGAAAAGGGAATCATTTTCAATCTCTGTGTTAAAAAAGAGTTTGAATTCTCTCGAAGACCACCCAGAAATATTTTTT